TGGGTGTCCGCATACTCCTGATACTTTTTCAGCAGCATCGTGTGCATAAAATATGCGCCTCCGGCAAAGCCTGCCGCGAAGATCAAAATATCACGAATGGTCTTGTTCATTTTCTTCTCCTTTGATGCTCAGCATCGTAAAAGCCATCCCGCCAAAGAAAAGGGAGACACTCATCAGAATGCCTCCCACCACATGGCGCTTGCGTTTGGTATCGGTCAGATAGTCCAGAAATAGAAACATGCTTTCCAAACTGTCCATAGGCCACCTCACTCCGAAAGGACCGCCAGACCAGAGACGAAACAGACTCCGGCCATGGCAGCAAACAGGTAAGACAGTCTCTTAACGAATCTGGTCATAGCGTATCCCTCCAAAATATCAGTCTCAGATCTTGTCGATGATGGGACCGTCGCAGTTAAAGCGAAGCATCACGCTCCGCTCCCCACCACTGATAAAGCTGTTCAGCGCGTCGTCCCCCTCCACGTAGTTCGTTACACCGAAATCCACGTGGTTCTGTCGGGTCTCATCGTTCGGGTCATAGATCCAGCCCACGATCTGCCCTTCCGGGGTCTTCATGGTCACACCGCCGTGCGTGCCGATGCTGCTCAGAACGTCGTTCAGGAACAGGTGCCCCTGGATGCGCAGCCGCTTGTTTGCCGCCTGCTCCATCAGGAAAAGGTAGTTGCGGTTCAGCTGGTTGTCAGCCTGCCAGGTGTCCACCGTCTCATCAAAGATGCAGGTGTAAGGGCTGGTGTGCGCCATCGCCACGTCCGTGTACTGCTTGATGGTCTCTTCCACACCGTTCTCGTCGGTCTTTTTGTTCTCGATCTCCACGGCTTTCACGTTATGCTCCAGCTCCTGCTGTACACGGTCACCGAAACGGTCCGTCACACGGGTTCGGTACTCCTCAAACGCCTTGTCCAGCGCGATGTAAGCGGCAGTCAGGCTGGCGTTCCGCTTGGTCATAATGTGATGGGAGCCAAACATGCAGCCGAGCGATGCAACGCCCAGGCCAACTGCAGGGGCATAGACCTTGGCCAGCGCCACGCCGGTATGGACGTAGGCAGTCGTAATATCATTTTTGAACTCATTCTCAGTGTAGGTTTCCCCTTCACCCAGTACGAGTTCCCCGCTGTCGATCTTGGCCTTGGTATCGTGGATGGTCTGGACCGCAGCATTGTGCTCTTTCAGAATATCCTGCGCCTTGATGGTCGCCTTGCATGCCAACACGGTAGCGGTCACACCGCCCACAGCAGCCCCCACAATCATGATAGTCGGGCTTGCTTTCTTCAGCTTGTAGCCGTATTTGGATGCCGCACGGGTCACTTTGCCCATGAGTTCACTTTTGTCGATCTTTTTCAGAAACTTCATAAAATATCAATCCTTTCTATTTAGTGCAGCGGTACGGGCCGGGGCAGGATCAGGCGGTACCCTCCCGGGATGCCCTTGATGTAAGCACCATCAAGGTTATGCCAGCCGTAATTGTAGTCCGTGTTGTCGGGGGTAACGCCCATCAGGTCCCACAGGTCGCCGACGGATACCCGGTCGTATTCCCGGATCGAGCCGTACATCTGGTTCAGCGTGTCGTCCGCATCGCCACGATTTTCAAAATCGAGATTCTGTAAGCTCCTGCGTGTCGGCTGGTTCGGGCTCTGCGGACCACGGCTTCCCTGGTAATACCCATCGTAGCTGTTGCGCTGGGTGCGGGAGCCGGAATAGTTCGTGGAGCTGCCACGGGAGCGGTCTTCTCCCCAGAGCGCGATGCTGACTGCCGAATTAAAAATACTCCAGATGCCATTTTTCAGCATTGGAAGCAGATAATCCGCGATGATACGGTCTTTCACGGTCTTCAGGTCCTCTGCCAGGAAATCGCTCGCCAGCTTCTGGATGTCATTCTGTTCCTTAACGGTCACTTTTCCCTTGACCACTTTCTGGAACTTCTTCTGCGGTTCTGCAGGCTTTTGCCCAATGCTGGATTTCGGCATATCTACTTGTGCCATGTTGCCATCCTTTCAAAAACAAAAAGTAAGAGCCCACGATTTCTCGCAAGCTCTTGCTCATCAAACATTATTCTTCCTCAGAAGTCTCCTCGACGTTCTCAGAAACGTTCTCCACGTCAGGCTCAACGACCTCTTCCACCGTCCAGGGAGCACGCAGATGGATCTTCTTCTTGGTCTTCGGCTTGTCCTCTTCCGTCTTGCTCTTCTTGTTCTTCAAGTGCTTGATCCCGCCGATCACAGCGGCACCGGCAATTGCAGCCACGCCAATCGCAAGCTTCAGATTCATACCCGAAGTTTCCTCGTTTTCGATCATCTGAACGTTCTCCTCCGGAACGACCTCAACAGAGTTCTCGTTCTCCATAACAGTAGTCTCGTTCATGTTCATTTCGTCCATAATAGTTACCTCTTTCTTTTCTTAAAGTTTATAATGTCGGAGTATTACCTCCATAAAGGGAGCTGTATTTTTCGCGCCTGCACGGGGCATCACAAATATCAGTACCCCAGCCACTTGGGCGGAGTGCGATAATCCAGCACCAGGCAGGGCATTCCGTCCTCATCCAACTTGGAAGAGTAGAATGTTTCGATGTTGAGGGTATTATCGGTATCCCAACCCAGCAGATCGCCGTTGTGGTTATGCTCGATACCGAGATAGTCAAACAGATCGTTCTCCGTCAGACAGGAATCGCTCAGCAGCTGCTTGTTTGCGCCGTTGATGGCCTTCTCGATTGCATTCTGCGTTGACCAGAAAGGCCTCCCGGAAAGGCTTTCCCAGCACTTGATCGTCTTGCCGTATGCCTCGCTTGCGTCCAGATTGATTCCTTTCGCATGGGGGATCACCGCAGGTTCCGGCGTTTTTGCCATCTTGTCAAGGGTCACGGCCTCCCGGATCTGCTGTTCTTTCTCCGGGCCGATGGTCTCCAGAACTTTGTCCTGATACGTCCGCAGTGCCGTCTCTGAGAGTGTGCAGGCCGCCGCAAGCGCAGCATTCTGCTTGTTCTCTACCTTTAGAGCCCCCACCGCGCACACAGTCGACACGCCAAGGCTCACTGCAGTCGGAATATAAACAGGGCCTGCCGTCTTCATGATGGTCTTCACGTCCAGCTTTTCAACGCCAAGCTCTTTTTTCTTGTCCTCCAGCATGATCATCGCCTTCGGGGTTGCTTCCACGGCAAAGCCGACCGCCATAAATGCGCCGGCGATGCCGAAGCCCAACAGGATCTTGGATGCGTTCTTGTTCAGCATCCGCCCGGCAGCCCGGGTAACCGTTTTAAGTTTCATGTTCGTACCTCCCTGAAATATAAAAGAAAGAGCCGTAGATTTCTCTACAGCTCTCGCCTTTCAGATTCGTCCATTCTGTTTCAAACTCTGAAACCGAATTTCTTCTTCGCGCTGATTTTCTCGCATCGCCTGAATGGAACTGTCGATGTATTCGTACAGTCGTACCGGCTGTATCATCAGATAGCGTACCGTTACCCACAGTATACCAATCATCTGTACAGCGTGTGTTTTCCATACGCTCACCATCAGTTCGTCCATCTTTGCATAAAAATCGCGATCATACATAAATATCAATCTCCTTTTTGTTTCATGGATTTCTCTTCCATAAAGGAGGGTGGATTTTTCGCGTTTACTGGCTCTTTTCCTCCAGCTGACGCCGCACTTCCTCTTCCACCATGTCGTGCAGGTCGCCCTCGGTCTTCTGCTGCTCGATCAGGTCGTGCCCAAAGCTCAGAATCGCACTTGCCGCCATTAGGGCAACACTTGCTACGCTCCACCAGTTGATCTTTTTCATAATTGCTTCTCCTTTTTGTCACAGTATTCTGCATAGGGGTCATAGTCGATATAATTTTCGATCGGCGGCTGGAATGCGTCCACATAATATACTTCCAGGCCGTCATCAGTGGTCTGCTTGTAATACTGGAAGTCGATCCAATAATACTCCCACTCATTTGCCAGATAGTCCGCAGACCAGCCCGTTGTATCCCCATTTGGCAGATATTCCAGTCCGAGGCAGCTGTAGAAGTCATTGAGAGACACTTCTCCATCCACTGCAAAGCTGCGGTTTATCGTGTAAAATGCATCGGTCAGTTCCGCCTCCGTGGCATGAAAATACCGTTTCGAGATGGGTTCATAGCAGAGCAGTTTTTCCGTCTTCATGTCAGAAGTCGGTTCTTTTGTGACGCTCTGTGCATCTTTCCAGACGTCCTTTTCAGTATCAGTCCCCCAGCGCTCTGCCACCTGCCTGCGGTACTCTTGATAGGTCTTTCCCAGCGCCATGTAAGCCGCGGTCATGCTGGCCAGCTGCTTTTTGTTCAGCGCGTTGGAGCCCAGGATGCAGGCGATGGTGCCGCCGCCAAGGATAACAGCCGGCACATACGCCTTCCAGCATGTTTTGACGATTCCCATCTTCGTCAATGGCTCTTCTACAATCCCCTGCTCATCTTCGTTGTATTTTCGCAAAGCTTCGTCCACTTCGAGCAGATGCTGCGCCTTCGTGGTTGCCAGCCCGGTCTCGATGGCCGTTGCCACCACGCCTATGGATGCCGCCACCGCCAGAATGGTTCCGCCGTGCTTGCGCAGAAATCTCGCGCATGTTTTCGTCAGTTTCATTGTTCAACCTCCATTTTAAAAAAATAAAAGAGCCCACGATTTCTCGTAAGCTCTTGCCTTAATCATTAGTGCTTATTTTTCAGATACTTATTATAATTATCCGTAAAGAAATCAAACACTTTTTGGTCGCGCTTGCAATACTTTTTGTGAAACGTATCGTTCAGTTCGTTTGCAGCCTGCGTATGCCCCATTTTTACCAAATCGGACCATACACACGCCATAGATACCACGGCGAGTGCGTCAATCACATAGTAAGCTGCAATGCAACCCGTAATTGCTCCAATCAATTTCTTCATAGTTCGTACCTCCAAAATATAATTTTGAGACTAACCATCTCATAAAGCACACTGAAAATTTCGCGTCAAAAATAAAAGAGCCTACGATTTCTCGTAAGCTCTCATGGTCAGTTTTTCTGTTTGGTATAACTTGCCATGAGGAAGTTCACGTACTTAGCAAATACGGGTTTGAAAGTATGCTTTGCAATATAAGAAAGTCCGTCTGCACCAATGTAGTTTCCTCTATCATAGAGTCTACTCCATGCCAGGCAGTATCCGTTCAGTCCTCCATATACAAACAGCATAAATCCAATCATTCCCATAATACCAATTTTCAATGCTTTCTTCATAATTGTTCAACCTCCAAAATATAATTCTGAGACTAACCATCTCATAAAGCATCGAGAATTTTTCGCGTTACAGCACTCCGGCCTGCTTCAACAGAGCCATCAGGTCTTCCCTGCTCACCACAGTGTCAATGTCCAGATGCACTCGTATTTTTTTGTGGTCTTCGCTGTACTTGGCAAAAATATCATTGAGCTCCACGTCCACGCTTTTATAGCCCTGCTTTCGGATCGCTTTCACGGCCGCCTGCGAGATCACATTGCGCAGAAATGCCGACTGGATGTGCATAATGTCCTCCATTACTTTGCCTCCTGTAACTTCCAGATAATTTTCCAAATATATGTGTTTATTACTTTTAAGTAATGCTGGATTTCAGTATCATCCTCGGTCAGACACAAATCCTGTACGAGTCTCTGAGCCTGATAAAATTTTTCTTTATTCGTCTTTGTCATGATGTCCCTTTCACGAGAAAAAGATAAGAGGGCTTGATCTTTCAGATTTCGTCCTCTTCCAGATTGCTCTCTCTCATTTTGTCCAATGCCTTCTTCTCGTTCCACTTTGCCCATGCGACATATGCTCCGATGATTGCTGTCCACAATCCCATTGCAACACCGCAGAACTTAAAGTAAGTTCCCCAAGTCCAAGGTTTGTTCATAAAGTTCTTAATAGCTTTCATCATAGTTTTTCTCCTTTCAATGTAAGCCCTCTTACCTCCATAAAGGAAGCTGTATTTTTCGCGCCGAAAAGAAAGAGCCCATGCTTTCGCATAAGCTCCTCTCCGGGATAGCGCCCCACCTAAGTTGTGTTTGTCCGGCCTATCGTCAAAGTTCAGTCTTTCGACGGTCGGAACGCCCGACACAACAGCCACACCACAATGGTTACAATTGCCATTGCAGCAGCTGTCATGATCATCTGCCCAACCGTAATCGAATAATTCCAAATTTTCTTAAAAATAGATTCGTTCATACTCTTTACTCCTTTTCTTGGGCTTTCTCCCATAAGGCAAGGAGTTTTTTTCGCGTTTTCTTATCTTCGTCAAAGTGTTTTGTAAGCACCCTTGTTAATCAGCTCCCTGATATAAGCTGATTTTATCGCATTTATTTTTTGTTTCTCTCTGGCTAACCAGGCAAGGTAATCGTTGGTTTCGAGCTCCACTGTATCATGCGCTTCATGTTTTTCAATTGTCATAGTGTCATTACAGCATTCACACATAATAGTTCTCCTTTGTCAAATCAAGCTCCTGTCGAACACGGTCTCCCAGCGTTCCCGCTTGATGGGTTTCATCCGCAGGGCCCACATGATCTGCCGGACGGTCACGGTGGGATATTCGCCATTTTGATTTTTCCGTTTTGCATGGCTGTCAAAATATTCCTTGAAACCGTCATGCAGGTAAATTTTATCGGTCAGCCATGGGTCGATGGCGCTCCAGTAGGTCGCCTTGGTCTTCTCGTTGTATCGCTGCTGGATCACGCATAATCCCCTGTCATGCTCCTTGTAAAGCGTACAGACGCGATAAACTGGGTGATTACAGCGGTAAACGCTCCCGTAATAGCTCGTCCACTCTTCGGGTGGCATCTCGTGATATCGCATAAAAATAAAGAGAGTCCGCAGCTTTCGCCACGAACCCTCCTCGGTTCCTCCTTTACTCTTTTTCCGTAAAGCCTCGCTTCAATTCACGTACTCCCTCACCAATTGCTCTCGACAGCTGCGTTACGCCGCCAGCCTCGCAGATCGACCAGTATACCGTCATACCAACCGTGACGACACCCGTCAGCGCCTTTACGCCGATCTTTGCCCAGTCAAGTCTGCGCGCTTTTTCCGAATTTTCCTGATCGAGTTCCATTTCGTGCACTTTCCGCACGGCCTCGTCCTCTTTCAGGTTCTTTTCATTTTCCTGTGCTTCATCCTTGAGCTGCATATCATACAGCTTCAACGCCATGTTTGCCGCCTTGTCGTACTCTTCCGTACCCGGCTTCAAATCTTTGAGACTCTCCAGCGATTTCTTCGCCGCGTCTTTCAGCAATTCCTTGTTTTCGTAGTTTTCCATTTTGATTTTCTCCTTTACAAAGTAAATTTGGAGTTTCCTCCATGATAGGGGCCGTTATTTTCGCGTCAAGTCGAGCTTGTTCACTTTCAGAACCACGTACTCCTCTTCTTCAAAGTCTTTCACCTCCTCATCCAGGCTCAAGGAAAGGTAAGGCCAATCCTCGCTGTCCGGCTCCCCAATGATCAGCTCGCCCACAGCATGGTTGCAGTCGCCCGCGTGCCAGCAGATGATCATTCCCACAAGGACCCCGACAAGCATCGCAAAAATCAGATAAGCAAAGTACCAGTTCATAGTTCATTTCTCCTTTTATAATACTGTAGTGATGAAAACGGTCGTCTGCGTTCTGGAAAAAAGAAAAGAGCCCACGATTACTCGTAAGCTCTCCGCTTCTCAGATGTCTTTGCGAATCATAAAGAGTTCGCCATTCGATACGATCACCCGTACTATTCCACGGCAGCGGATTCGGTCGATCGCCTGGTTGTAAGCAGAGCGTGCCGTCTCGCTCGAAGCATAGTCATGTTCAACAAACATCACTTTGCTCCGGCTCTCGATAAACACCCTCAACTTATCCGTAGCATCGACATAACCTCTGTCATATCTTCTCTTCACAGTTTTCGTCATAAATATCAATCTCCTTTCGTTGTTCGGAAGACATCTCTTCCATAAAGCAGGCAAAATTTTTCGCGTCTAACCTAGAATAAGAAAAAGAAAGAGCCCAAGTTTCCTTGAGCCCGTTTTTCGGTCAAATGTTTTCATTGAACACCAGCCCGAACATTGTTCAGCATTAAAAGCTCTTCGCCCTCGTTCCAGCCTACGTAGTTGTCGTTATACGACTCCTCAAACGCTGCCTTTACAGAGTTCATCACTTTCATAAAGCCATTCACAATATTCTTAAACATAGTAGTTACCTCCTAAAACTTAACATTTCTTTCCATAAAGGAGGCTGTATTTTTCGCGTCTGCACAAAAAATAAGAGCCTATGTTTCCATAAGCTCCCTTTTTGATCAGTGTCTTCTTTTTGTTCTCTGTTTCACCTCATCCGTCTTTGCGCCCACAAAGCCAATACATTTGGCCAGCAGCACGATCAACAGAATTGCGATAATCAGACTAAACATAATAATCTACCACCTTTCTCATAAAGGCGGCTGTATTTTTCGCGTCAC